CGGCTGAAGGCTGACGTAACCGACACCTACCTGGCCCACGGCGCGGAGCACGTGCTCTCCCTGGTCCAGAAGAAGGAGGACTGACAGTGGCAGAGACCGTGACGGAGCAGCCGAAGAAGGCGACCCGTAAGCCCGACCCGATGACCCGCATCCTGAACGACGTCAAGGCCGCAGCCAAGCACGTGACCGAGTTCGACGTCAGCCCGGTGCCCGAGACGCGGGCCCTGGTGCACGACGGTCGAGCGGCTGCCTGGGGGCGCCAGTACGCCAAGGACGGGGCGTTCGACGCCCTGCTCCTGTCGCTGGCGTTCGAGTCGCTGTCCTCCCTGAACGAGGCGGAGAGCAGGTACTCGCTGACTCAGCTCGTCGCCGTCGCGCTGGACCGCATCGCACAGATCGACGCCGCCAAGTGAGCGCCGAGGAGGAGTTCGACATCGAGGCCGAGGGCGAGCCCCAGGTCATCGACCACTTCGCCCACACCCAGCGCGCTGCCTCGATCGTGGGCGACCTGCGGGCGTGCCTGCGCAAGGAGGGCTTCACCCGAGAGGAAGCCTTCGAGCTGGTCCAGATGTTCTGGGCCTCGGAGTTGGGGGTGCTGGCCTGAGTGGCTGACGTACTGCCCGGCACGCCGGGCCCGACGCTGATCGACATCTGGTCGGCCCTGACCCTGGAGGAACGGGACGCTCTCATCCCCCACTTGATCGGCCAGACCTCGGCCGACTGGCTCTCGTCCATCCTGCGCATCCACGGGCACGACGTGTCCGCTACCACCATCCGCACGTACCGCCGATCTCTTCGGCAGGAAGGAGGCTCCAGTGAGCGAGCTGCTTGACGGACTCCTCGCCAAGCCGATCGGCCCCACGGTCGCGGCCAGGACCACGGACCCCGAGAAGGACTTCACCCGGCAGATCGAGGTCAAGGGCGACGCGGCCGACGTCACCGTCCGGGCCGAGACGTTCGAGCAGACCGAGACCGCCGCGACCGACGTGCTCAAGGACCAGGGCCTGGACCCTGCGGAGTGGACGGTCACCGGCTTCCGCTCCTCGGAGTGGACGATGGCCAACGGGGACACGGGCGTGAGCACCCGCTTCTCCTTCGCTCGCACCAAGTGTGCAACTGTGACAGATTCGGAGCTGGGCCTCGACGAGCTGCTGGCAGCCATCGACTCCAGCCCGATCCTCGAACGCGACGAGCAGGCCGGCGAGCACACCTTCCTGGTCATCCTCGGCGACATGCAGTTCGGCAAGATCGACGGCGACGGAGTCGAGGGAACGCTCCGCCGCACGGTCGAGTGCCTGAACGAGGCGGCCCGCCTCCTCGACGAGTACCGCCTCCGGTTCTCCATCGCCCACGTCCACATCGCGTGGGCTGGCGACCACATCGAAGGCTTCGTCTCGCAGGGCGGCGCCAACGTGTGGCGGACCCCGCTCACCCTGAACGAGCAGATCCGCCTCACTCGCCGGGTGATGCTCCACGCGCTCCTGCTCTTCGCCCCGAAGTGCAGCCGCCTCACGATGGTCGCCGTCCCCGGCAACCACGGCGAGGCCGTCCGGTTCTCCGGCAAGGGCGTGACCCGCTACGACGACAGCCATGACACCGAGTCCCTGATCGCCGTCAAGGACGCAGCGGACCTCAACCCCGACCGGTTCGGCCACGTCGAGTTCTTCGTCCCCGACACGGACGAGCTGAGCGTCGTCGTCGAGTGCTCGGGCACCGTCGTCGCCCACGTCCACGGCCACCAATTCCGGCCAGGCAAGCAGTGGGACTGGTGGAAGGGCCAGGCGTTCAACAAGGACTCCGCCATGCACCAGGCGGACGTCCTCCTCGCCGGCCACCTGCACCACGAACTGATCGAAGCAGACGGCCCGCGGACCTTCATCCAGGCGCCGTCGATGGAGTCCGAGTCGACGTGGTTCCGGCACAGCAGAGGCTCGGGAGGAGCCCCCGGACTGATCGTCGCAGTCACCAAGGACGGGCGCGTGCCCGTGAAGGAGGTAGTGAGCAAGTGAGCCTGACCCTGACCGAGATGATCCCGAGCGATGGCGAGGACTTCGCCGACTGGTCCGTCCTCGACGACCCCGAGGTGGTCAAGGTGGCCGAGCGCGCCGCCTACCGCCTGGGGCAGGAGTACGCCGACACCGGCACGATCGAGTACGACGACGCCTTCCAGGAGGCTGTCCTCATCCTGGCGACCAAGCCGCACCTGGTGCGCGACTGTCTCTCGGACCCGGCCCTCGGGTACGGGGTGCTGCACAAGCGCCTGCATCAGCACCTGGTCAAGGTGGTACGCGGCGACGCCAAGAGGCGCACCCGGCAGACCTCGTTCGAGGCCAACCTCGAAGCCCTGGGCGAGGCTGCGTGATCTGCTACGACCGCGCTCTCGTCGAGCACATCCTCCCGGCCGTCTGGGACAGCGAGGCGGCCTACGGCATGAAGGCCGAGCAGGTCCCCGACGCGGACATGCCGCACGGCCACAAGGACCCCAAGAAGGGCAGCCCTCTCTTCGCCCACATCGCCGACATCAAGCAGGCGTGGAAGCGCACGGACCTCACCGTGATCGAGCGCCAGTCCCTCGTCCTGCGCTACGGCCTGGACTACTCCTACGAGGAGATCGGCGGCCTGCGAGGGGTGCAGAAGTCGGGAGCCCAGCGGGCGACCGAGCGGGCGGTCGGCAAGGTGACGGCCTGGCTGAACGGCGACCAGTACATCGACGGATACGACCAGTTGGAGGCAGAGCCCAGTGAGTGAGACCACCCCCGAGACCCCGGCCCCGATCGCCCCGCCCGAGGGGATGACCGAGTTCAACAAGGAGTTCTGGGACAACGACCGCCTGCTGTACTTCTGGCGCAACGCGGACGACGGGCAGATCTACTCCCGCCCCTTCAACGAGGAGGAGCAGGCCGGCCTCACCAAGCGCGTCGCTCTCGACGGGCTGCGCATCCAGGCCGCGGCCGCGATCCCCTACCTCGACGAGCGCATCGACCTGAGCCTGACGTTCCTCGCCAACCCCTCCCCCACCGCGGAGGAGACGGCGGCCCAGATGAAGGTGCTGTCCGACCTCGCCGCGTACAGCGCGGGGACGCTGAAGCGCCTGATCGTGGTGCTCGGTGAGCTCACTGGTCGGCCGATGTAAACGGACCAGGTGTGCAAGTGACGCAGGGGGTGGCCTTCGGGCCGCCCCCTTCAGGCAGTGAGAGACCCACTACTTCAGGAGGACTTCAGCAGTGACGACCGACAACCAGGTTCCGTTCGGGCCCACGGGCCAGCTCGTGTATGAGCGCACCTACTCCCGCACGCTGGCCGATGGCTCGAAGGAGACCTGGCCGGACACGGTCCGCCGCGTAGCGCGCGGCAACCTCGCCCTCGTCCACGGCCCCGACATGGAGAGCTGGGACCAGGAGGCGAAGGACGAGTACGACGAACTCGTCGCGTTCATGGACGTGTTCGCCGTCATCCCGGCAGGCCGGCACCTGTGGGCGACCGGCGTGAAGGGACGCCAGTACCTGTTCAACTGCCACGTCGCCCCGTGGGGAGACAAGCTGAGCCGGCACTTCGAGTTCACCTTCATGCGCCTGATGGAAGGGGGCGGTGTCGGCGGCAACTACAGCTCGAAGTACCTCGCCCCGTACGGCACGCCGCGCCGCGAGCTCGACGTCCACGTGGTGTGCGACCCGATGCACCAGGACTACGAGGAGATGAAGGCCGCGGGCCTGCTCTCGACCGAGTACGACTCGGACTGGGCCGGCGCCTTCGAGGTCGAGGACTCCCGCGAGGGCTGGGCTGACGCCCTGGTCGACCTGATCGACACGTTCATGAGCGACGGCGAGGTGAAGCACAAGGCCCGCGTCTACGACGTGAGCCGGGTGCGCTGCAAGGGCTCGCGACTGAAGACGTTCGGTGGCACGGCGAGCGGCCCCGGCCCCTTCGCCCGGATGCTGGCCGAGATCGGCTCCATCCTGTCTCGCTCGGCCGTCGGGAACGTCGGCCACCTCACGCCCACCGAGGCGATGGAGATGGACCACGCCATCGCGGAGTGCGTGGTGTCGGGCGGTGTGCGTCGAAGCGCGCGGATGGCGATCTGTGCCTGGGATGACCCGTTCATCGACGCCTTCCTGGACTGCAAGGCGGACGGCTCGAAGCACTGGACCACGAACATCAGCGTCGAGATCAACTCTGCCTTCGTCAATGCGCTGGGCAGCATCGACACGGCTCTCGGCCTGGAGGCGCACCACGTCCACACCCGTGTGGTCGAGGGGATGCTCCGCAACGGTGAGCCCGGCTACTGGAACAGCACCCTCTCCAACGAGGGCGAGGTGAACGAGGTCGTCGCCACCAACCCGTGCGGAGAGATCGCGCTCCCTCCGACCGGCGCGTGCGTACTCGGCCACGTCAACCTCGACCACTTCGCACCGAAGGAGAAGGGCGGGCGGGTCGACCGCAAGGGCCTGACGCGGGCGCACGACCTGATGACGCGGTTCCTGATCCGGGCCACCTACGGCGACATGACGGACGACGAGCAGCGCCACGTCATGCACTCGGAGCGACGCATCGGCGTCGGACACCTCGGGGTGCAGGGCTTCCTCGCGAAGCAGGGCATCTCCTACTCGCGGGCGATCAACTCCTACGGGTTCCGCAACCTGCTCAACGACCTGTACGACTCGGTCCGCGAGGAGGCACGGGCCTACTCCTTCCAGCTCCGCACCCCGGAGCCCGTGAAGGTGACGACCGTGGCGCCGACAGGCTCGATCGCGAAGCTGCCGGGCGTGAGCGAGGGCATCCACCCGATCTACGCCCGCCACTTCATCCGCCGCGTGCGGTTCTCGATGACCGACCCGGCGCAGGCTGCGACGGTGCAGGAGGCGGTGAACGCCGGCCTCCTGGTCGAGAAGTGCATCTACGACCAGTCCGGCAACACGATGGTCGTGGCCTACCCAACCAAGGAGAAGCTGGTCGCCGAGGTCGAGGCCCTGGGCTACGACCCCGCGGTCGTTCAGTCCGCCGACGAGATCGACCTCTTCGCGATGCTCGCCTTCCAGGCCATGTACCAGCGGGAGTACGCCGACAACGCGGTCAGCTTCACCTGCAATTTCCCCGAGGGGCAGTACTCCACGGACGAGGCGGCGAAGATCATCCAGGCGTGGCTGCCCGACCTGAAGGGCACGACCCTGATGCCGGACGGCACGCGAGCGCAGGCTCCGTACGAGCGGATCACCGAGGAAGAGTTCGACACCTACGAGCTGACGTCCGTCGAGGACGGCACCGACGAGGACTGCGCGACCGGCGCCTGCCCGGTTCGCTGACCACATGACGAAGACCCCCTGGCCCCACGGCTGGGGGGTCTTTCGTCGTTCCGCGGATCAGGCGGTCGGCGCCCTCGGAGGGGCCGGAGCCGGGGGCGGCGACAGACTCCTGCTGGAATCGTCCTTGAAGGGGAACAGCACGATCACCGCGAGACACACCACGAACGTGCCCCCTCCACCAGCCACGCCATCCTTCACGCAGTCGATGACTGGCTCGCCGAGCGCGCGCAGTATCACGCCCCACCCCAGACCGACGAATGCGGACGCCAGCGCGCCAACCATCAGCGCCAGAACTCTCTGAACGTTCCCGCTCACTTCCCGTTCCCCTCCCTGTTCGGAAGGTGGCCGGCGAGCGTGCGACGTCTCGACCGACCACCAGTTTCGGTGGCACTCCTCGTGACGTGCGCCCTTTCGGGCACACCTCACAGAAGTCGGTCGAGTTACGTCGCGTAGTCCAGCGCGGCAAACTCGGGTACTGCGTAACGCCCTTGGTGTTGCGGTCGAGCCGGGTGATGAGTCCTGCTCGCCAAGCCCCGAATGGACCACGTCGGGGCTCACAAGGCCCCCTCCTTTAGGGGGCCCTTCCGTTCGTTCAAGCACCACGATACGCAATGGAGTGGCTTGATCACAAACAGCAAACCCCCCGGCCAACTGACCAGGGGGTTTGCGCAGTTACGACCCCGCCCGAGCATCACGGGGGATCGATGCTCGAACGGGGCCGGTCTCAGGGGTTGTGCATGAAGGTGCGCCACGGCCGGGTGATGATCTCGCTGAACGAGTGGTGCGACGGATGCTTCCCGGAATGCCCGAGCGCCCACGACTGCGGCTCGTTCCATGAGCCGGCCGCCTCCGACGCCTCCCCGCACACGGCGCACTGCATCTTGTACGAGAGCGGCGCCGCGTCGGGCTCACGGTCGGGCGTGAGCGTCCACTGCTCGTGTCTGATGATCGCCTTCGGCCCGCTCACCCCTCGGCCTCCGAGTCCTCCAGCTCCTCGACTTCATCGTCAGGCCGCGGGTCCTCTACTCCGAGGCGGATGCCGCGCGACTCTGCGATACGCAGGCTGTCCGACAGACACTCCGTCAAGCGGGCGGCGACGAACCGGAGTTCCAGCTTGCCGAGGCTCGGTTGCTCCATGAGGCCGCGCGCCTGGGCCAGCACCTCCCGGCCGGTTCGGATCTGCTCCGCCTCCATGGTGTCGGCCATCCTGGAGATGAACCCGCCCTCGCTCGCCGAGGTCAGGTAGCAGGGCTTCCCCTCCTCCGTCGTCCATGGCAGGAGCCGCCCCATCCCAGACACGGCTTCGTGTTCCTCGCGCTTCGGTTCTGTCGCCATGCATGTGACGCTACGGATCACGCTGACCTGCGTCGATGGCACTTTCGCGGGGCGTCAGGTGAAAGTGCCACGGAGTGTCACACCGGCAAGTGCACCAGGTCAGCGAGTTCGCGCATGTCGGGCGTGAGGGTGCGGCGCCGGCTCACGATGTTGCCGAGGATGTCGCGGGCGTAGCGCTGGTTCGGCAGCCACTGCGGGGAGCCGGCGCGGATCTTCTTGAACGTGTCGACGGCTTCCGCGTACTGCCGTAGCTGTGTCTGTGCGCTCGCCACGTCGAGCAGGTGCCGGTTCCGGTTGTTCGACGTGGGCTTCAGGCTGTCCGTGGGGATGCGCGAGGCCAGGGTGAGCACCTTGTCCGGCTGGCCAGCCACCATCGCGTTCTCCGTGCGCTTCAGGGCCACCGTGACGGGGCCGAAGGTGCGCAGGAAGTCCTCCTCGGGCGTGCACTCGCGGCCCAGTGCCACCGCGGCGGAGTTCGCCAGGCGCAGGGCGTCCTCGGCCTCGCCGGGGCGGTTGTCACGGATGGCTGCGGCAGACATGCGGAGTAGGAGCCAGCCCCAGGTGCTCAGCTCGGCTGGCGTGGCTCGGGACATGCGCGGCTCGACCTCGTCGGCCCACTCGACGGCCAGCTCGCGAGCCTCGGCGAGCCTGCCTCTGCGCAGGAGGAGCCAGCACTGGACACTGACAGTCGCGGCGGTCTGCACGGGGTTGGTGGCGTCGTCGAGGGCCCGCTCCAGGGCCATCTCGGCGGCGTCGAACTGCCGGGTCTGCGTCATCAGCCAGCCGGTGAGCTCCAGCAGGCGGGCGCGGAGCGGTCGACCGCGGGGGTCGGTCTCGGTGACTACCTCGGCGTCGCGCAGGAGGGACGGCAGGGCTTCACCGAGCTCGATGAAGCGGTCGTGAGCGAACAGCGGCACGGCGGCTGCGAGCGCGTCTCGCACGCCCTCGTAGGTGGGGGGCTCGTCCAGTCCATCCGGCTCGGGGGAGGCCGCGAGAGCGGCGTGCACGGGCTCCCAGCGATCAACGGTGTCGGAGTCTGCCGGTGCCTCCGCATGCTCGGCGATGAGCCAGGTGGTGGGCACCTTCAGTGCGTGGGCCATTTGCCGGGCTGTCTCCAGGCGCGTGTCGGCACGTTCGCCTTGCTCCAGCTTCCGGATCAGGGAGAGGGAGACTCCCGACAGCTCGGACAGCTCACGTTGACTCAGGCCCCGGCGCTTACGGATTGTCCGGAGTCGTTCACCAAAGGTGGCGCTCATGATTCGAGGGTACGGCCTGCGGTAGTAGCGGTCAGTTGGCCTTCATGATCGCTACCATTTGGGCATGGAATTGGGGGAGTTCAAGACGGTGGGCCGCGGTCGTTCGAGTGCGGGGAAGCAGGAGCCGGACACGGCGACCAAGTTCCTCGCCAACACCCTCGCGAACATCGCTGCATGGCGGGCACAGACAGCCGCTCAGGCGCCGATCTCGGGGGCGGCTGAGGAAGTGGCCGTGCGCTTCACTTCGGGCGAGCTGGAGCTGGTTGTGCGACTTCTCGCGGCTGATGCCGGGCCCGAGGCGCTGCGTCTGCTGGAGTCCTTGTCTGCGGACGAGGAGGAGCGGCTGGGGGACGTGTCTACTGGTGAGTGGGTGCCCCATCAGGCCAGTGATGTACTCTCGGAGCAACATTCGTCGCTCCGGATGTACATGGCTGAGGCTTACGAGCCTCTGACCTGGTGTTTCACCCTCCGGACGAGACGTATGTGCCCTGCACGTACCCTTGGAAGGCGTGAGCACCATGACCCCCGCACCTGCACCGATACGTCTGCGCCCCATCGCGGAGCAAGACGTTCCGGGCACCTTCAAGCGCCGGAAGCGCGGCATCATCTACGTCCGCGTCTCCACCGCGCGCCTGGACATGATCAGCCCTGAGCTCCAGGTCGGGCACGCTCAGCAGTTGGCCGACGCCAACAACATCGACGTCATGTTCGAGCCGATCATGGACCTCGGCGAGTCGGGCCGGCACTTCGAAGAGCGCAAGATCGACGACATCAAGCGCATGGCCGAGCGCAAAGAGTTCGACGTCCTGATCCTGTGGATCTGGTCGCGCTTCGGCCGCAACCTGCGGGAATCCCTCCAGCACCTCGACGACCTCATGGCCTACGGCATCGAGGTGCGTGCCGCGCGCGAGGACTTCGACGGCAAGACGACCATCGGTCGCTTCGCCATCGCGCAGATGCTGAACATCGCGGAGCTGGAGTCCAACCAGAAGTCGGACCAGTGGAAGGACGCGATCGAGCGGCGTAAGACCAAGGGTCTGCCGCACGGCAGTGCTGCTCGGGGGAAGTTCGGCTACTACCGGTGCGACACCTGCCCCCCGCCCGAGCCGGGCAAGCCGATGGACAAGTGTCCGAAGTGCAAGGACGGCATCCTCAAGTTGATGGAGGAGTACCGCGAGGTCTACCTCCACCTGTACCGCAGCTACGTAGAGGGTGCCTCGGTGCGGAGCCTGGTCCTGGGGCTACGGCTGTCCAAGATTGTGAACTGGACGGGCCGGGAGATCGACGCAGGGGATCTCTACTCGATCCTCGACAACGGGTACGCGCTCGGGTTCGTGCGCTACACGCTGCCCGAGGAGCTGTACACGGTGATCACCCGCGCGGACGGGACGACGAAGACCAAGCGCAAGAGCGCGCACCGGGACATCACCGCGTACCTGTACTACAAGGGCAAGCATGAGGCGGTCCTCGCCGACGAGGTCGAGTGCGAGAAGCTGTGGGATGGGTACGTCGCGCGGCGTCTGAGCGGCCGGGACAACGACGACAAGAGCCACGACCACTCGGCGAAGTACTCGGTGTCGGGCCTGCTCACGTGCTCGGGGTGCGGCGGCAACATGCACTCGATGCTGCGGGCGAAGAAGGTGCAGCGTCCGTGGAAGGACGGCCGGCCTGACCCGTCCGACGTCCTGTTCCGGTGCACCCGGCACATGAAGTTCAAGGACTGTCCTGGCGGCGGCGTCTACGTCACGCTGGCCACGGCCGAGGACGTCGTCAAGGACTGGCTGGCACAGCAGGCGCAGGGCGACCCGGAGGGGGCGGCTGGCGTGCAGGCTCGGGTCGCCGAGGTGCAGGCTACGCAGAGCGGGAAGCCTGGGTCGTACGACGTCGACCTGATCCGGCTGAAGGTGATCAAGACCGAGCTCGACAAGATCCGGAACACGGAGGATCAGCTCACGGACCTGGTGCTCGACGAGCAGATCAGTCGGGATGCGGCCCGGCGTAAGCGGGCGAAGCTGGACACCGACAAGGCGACTCTCCAGCAGGAGAGTGCGGAGATCTCGAAGCGGATCAACGATCAGCCGCGGGTGATCGAACGGCCGGAGGCTGCTGCGTTCTCGACGGCCTTGGATCTGTGGGAAGTGGCGGAGCATCTTGATCGGCGAGAGCTGGCCAAGACGGTGATCCGTACGGTGCGGGTCAAGCGTGGGCGCGACCCGAAGAACAAGTGCGAGGTGTGGCCGCTGTGGGTGGCGCCTCCGGTCAAGCCTGGCGAGCCGGTTCCTGCGGCCTGAGCCTGTCGGCGTACTTCACGGTGAGCTCGGCGACCGTCTGCCAGAAGTTGTCCATGCAGTCCTCGCGGGTGAGGACGGTGGTGGTGCGGTTCATGAGATCCAGTTCCTGAAAGAGAACAGGCCCCCTCCCTCGACTGGGGAGGGGGCATCTGTGCGTGAGGGGTGGGTCAGGGAGCGACGCGGCCGTTCTCGCTGAACGCGACGTACGTGAGCGGCATCAGCTCGGCGAAGTGGTCTTCCATCTCCTCGGCCACCATCTCGATCTCCCGCTGCGGGAAGCTGGGCTGGATGGCGTCCGCGCTCTGGGTACGCAGTCCGAGGAAGTGCATCAGGCTGCGCGCGTTGCACGTGACGTAGTACGAGGTGAAGATCCCCACCGGCAGCACCATGCGGGCTACCTCGCGGGCGATCCCGGCCTTGAGCATGTCCTCGTAGGCGCCGTACGCCTCGGTGTACGAGGTGAGCATGTTCGCTGCCATGCGGCCGAAGTGGGCGTCGCTTCCGGCCTCGAAGGTGTAGGCGCCGGGCTTGCCGACCTGCACCAGGTTGCGTCCCCGGTCGGGCACGTAGAAGACGGGCGCCAGTTCCTTGTAGCGTCCGCTCTCTTCGTTGTACGAGTGGCCGGCGCGGTGACGCATGTGCTCGCGGGCTACGAACAGCGGGGCCTCGATGTAGAAGGTGAACGAGGTGTGCTCGAAGGGGCTGCCGTGCCGGTCCCGCATCAGGTAGTTGATGAGGCCCTGGTCGCGGGTCAGGTCGACGACGCGGTCGTGGCTGGCGCCCACGGTGCTGACGCGGGCCGCGGTGGCTACGTCGGAGTCAGTGGCGCTGGACTTGACCAGCTCGACGGTCACGTCGCCGCGGGTCTGGATGGTGGTCATGCGGTGGGGATCTCCTCGTCGTACATGTAGAGCTCGTTCACGTGGTGCACCGTGGTGCCGTACTTGCCTTCGAGGGCGGCGAGCTCACGCCTCAGCCGGTCCGCCTCGCGACTCAGGCCGAGGCCGGTGTGGAACACCCGCTTGGGCTGGCGTCCGTTCAGCCGGCCGAAGGCGGCGACCCCGTGCAGGGTGTAGACGTTGTTCCGGTCGAACTCGGGGTAGATGCGGGCCTGGTGGAAGCCGTAGACGATGAGCACGTCGTCCGGCGTGACCGGGTCAAGCGGTCCGATGGGAAGCGACACTTACACACTCTCCCCGAGGTGAGACAGGGCCTCGTACAGGGCGGCCACCGTCTTCGGCTGCCCGGCCTGGAGCCGGACGAGCTGGGCCCTCAGCCTCTTCACCTCATCCCCCAGGCGCACCGCCTCGTAGCCCGAGGCGCAGTGGCCGGCCCGGCAGATGTCGACCTCGTTCTTCAGGGCGTGGACCTCGTCCACGAACCCGCGGCTGCCCGTCGTCGAGGCCGGCGCCTCCTCGAACACGATGGACTCAGCCTTGATGGCGTCGATGTCCACGTTCCGCGACGCTTCCGCGATGCGCTGTCCCTCGGCGATCCAGTCCCACCCTGCACTCACTTCGCTACCTCCTTGATTCGGTTCTCGTACGATGCGCGGGACTCGGACGTCAGGTGGTACCCACCCTCGTCGCACTGGTACCAGCGGGACTCCACCTTCAGTCCCCGCATGGTGCCCCGCGCCTCACCCTGTCGGCTCCGCTTGGCTCGGGCTCGGCCGAGCGCCTTCTCTGCGTCTCGCTCGGTCAGGAATCCCCGCTTGCCTCCACATGGGCAGCTCATCCAGTTGCAGGTCACAGTTCGTTGACTCCCTTCGCGGCGCCTCGCTTGGCGGGCGCCTTCTTCCTCGCCTTCAGTGCGGGATCGTCCTTGACGAACTTGTCACACTCGCACACTTCCAGATGGCACTTGCCACGGCTTGCGCCGTCGATCCCGTGCATCCAGGGGGCGTGTCCACACTCGGGGTTCCAGCAGTAGCCGGGCCACCCGTCCTTCTTGCCGTCGTGGTTGGCGAGCATGATCCCCGACGAAGTCAGGGGCACCACTCGGCCGGTACCTCCGAAGCTCATCTTCTTGGCGAAGCTCTCCGCCTCGGCGACGGCGCCGAAGGGTCCGAAGTTCAGGCCCTTGCTGCCGTCCGCCCACTTGTGGACCATCACGAACAGGTCCCGCATCTGGAGCATGTCCCCGACCTCCTTGATCACAGCCTTGGCCAGTTGCTCCGGACTGTCGAACGTCGGGTCTTCGAGGATGTCGACCACCTTCTTCAGTTCGTGCGCCCTCGGGGTGATCCTGATCTTGCACCTCCTTCGCTCGGCCTTGTGAGTGTCACAGTATCACACCGTCACACTTGCACAAGTTCGGCGACGCCGTGCAGCTTGGCGTGCAAGTCATCCACCGACCCGTCGTTGACCAGCACGTGGTCGAAGGGCCAGTCATCCAGCGCGGTCTCACTGACGTGGGCTCGTCCGTGCTTGTCCTTGGTCGGGCCCACGCCGGGCCTCTCGACCCGGATCATCACGCCACCACGCTTGGCCACGGCCTCCGCCTCGTTGGGGAAGCGGACGTCGGTCACGACCAGGCCGGCCGCGTCCTGGTGGTCGACGTACAGGGCATCCACCCACACGTCATCGCCGAGCACCCGCCTGCCGGCCTCCGTGCCCGTGCGCTGGAGCAGGGACCGGACCTCCGGGTACGCGGTCTTCGCGTAGTCCCAGCCGGTCGAGTCGACGAGCTGTCGCAGGCGCAGGCTCCCCGCACCGTAGTGCCCAGGGATCAAGGGATTGACCGCATACAAGAACTGCTTCAGCTTGTCGGCGTAGCCCGCCTGCCTCCAGCCTCGCTGGATGAGGGCATCAGCCGCGGTGTTCTTCCCACTGCGGGCATACCCGGACAAGCCCACGATCAGGTCGGCCATGTCAGACCGTCCCGAAGTAGAAGGACTCGTTCACGTCGCTCGCCTTGACGAGGTCGCCCGTCAGGCCGGCGAACTCACGGGCGATGGTGAGGGCGACCACCTGCACACGGGCCCGGCCTTCGATGAAGGAGATACCCAGGTCGGTGATCGTCCACCTCTGCTCCTGCTCGCGCTTGGCCAGGCCGAACCAGGCCAGCTTGGCGAACACGGCGTACTCCGCGTTGCTCAGGCCGAGGTCGTCACGCTTCAGGCCCTGTCCTCCGTGGAGGTACAGCTTGCCCAAACCAGAGACCTCGTTCTTGCCGAGTCGGCTGCGCTTCTCGTTCACGGTGATGCCCCTCTCGTCATGGCTGGCTCATCAGCGACCGGGAGCCACCCGGCCGGACCTCCCTCCGGAGGTTTCGCCTTGTCACACATGCACACTCAGGACGTTTCGCGGTGACCGTCGAAGCAGTAGATGTACGAGGTGTCGCCGACCTTCGCCCAGCACAGGCGGTGCCCCCACACGGTGCCCCAGTACTCGCGGTGCGCGGCCTTGTTCGTCTTCACCCACGCCGCCCTCTTCGCCGGGTCGTTCAGCTTGGGGTTCAGGTACGTCACGTTGCCTGCGCGGTCGACGTAGTACGCCGGACCGGCGCCGTCCCAGTAGCAGTTGCGGTCGTCGTGGTCGTCAGCGCACGGCCGAGTCGGGATGTGGAACACGGGCACGTGCTTCACCGTGGTGGACAGGGCCACCGGCTTCACGTCCGGCGACCCGGAGGCCGGCGAGGCCCAGATCAGGGAGGCCGTCACGGCGAGGGCGAGGGACGTCAGTGCGATGCGAACGAGCTTCATTGTGGTTCTCCTTGGCGGGGTTCAGCGGGGGAAGGGTGATCGCTCCGGTTCTCGGCGGCTGCCAGAGGGGAGGGAGTTCGAACTTGAAGGCGGTCAGCCTCGGGATCTCGTGCGGCTTGGCGACGCCGTGGTCTACGGCCACCGAGTACGTCAGGGCGAACTGGGCGACCGCCTGCTTGATGATCTCGCTGTAGCTCAGGCCCGTCGGGGCGAGCGTCTTGATGTGGCGGGCCAGCTCCTCGTCGACCCGCGCACTCAACTGCCGGGGCAGGTCACTCATGCGGGCACCTGCTCGATCAGGATCTCGCCCTCCGAGCTGATGATCCCGGCGTCGATCAGGTCCAGGGCGGCTCGCCCGTACCAACCCTGCAACGTCCACACCAGACCGCTGCGGATGAGGAAGGCGAAGAGCTCCACGACCTCGTCGATCTCCAGCTCGTCCGACTCGAAGCTCATCAGGTCGATGGCGATGTCCTTCATGCGTCCCATGTCTCAGCCTTCCTGGATCTCGGTAAGCAGTGCACTGGCAAGGCGGAACCCGATGAAGAACAGGGCCAGGTCGGCGTGCCCTTCGGGGGTGTCCGGGCTGGGCGTACCGAACTCGGTGACGTTCTCCTTGTAGGCGCTCAGGTCCACGAACCGGCGCCACTTCACTCCGGGCTCGGCTCCGCTACCGATGTCGGCGGCGGCGTCCTGGATGGCCTCGCGGTAGGGGGTGCTCACGTCCCCGAACCACTCGACCAGGTCGACCACCTTGTCCCGCACGAGGGCGAGGAAGTCGGCACCCTCACTCACCCGCGAGTCCGGCTCGGCGCACTGGGCGAGGCGGGCCAGGGTCGGCGGGTCGTAGTGGTTGATCTTCTCGATGATGTTCATCGGTCACACCTTCACAATGGTTGGCTCTTCAGGGGTGGAGATCCTCTCCACCCGACCACCCCTCCGGGTGGTTTCGCCTTGATGTGGTCACAGTATCACAGGCGCGCAGGTTGCACACTTCCCTCAGCCGTAGCGGATCTCCCCCAGCGCGGCGAGCTGGACCAGGACGTCAGCCGTGCCCGCGTCGATGTGCCCGGCGTCGATGCCCTGCTTGTCGTCCCGGTCCATCCACGACTCGATGACGTAGCCGTGGTACTCCCGGTTCACGTACGCCTGGTCGATGTCGAGCAGCTTGGCGTACGCCTCGCGGATGTCGTCGGCGCTCAGGTAGTGGACTCCCTCGACCTCACGCACGTCGTCGAAGGCGAAGATCGGGTGCGGCGCGGTGCCCTCGGTGATCGTCCACGTCTTGCCCTCGGGCAGGCCGGCGAACTCCTCCGCGGTGGGCTCCGTCGCCCAGTAGGTGATGCCTCCGTACGAGGCGGTGTCGATGATGTCCTGCGCCACCTGGTCCGTGACGTACCGCTTGATCTCTTCGGTGCTGGGCATTGCGGTCTCTCCCCCGGTCAGGCGTTGGCGTTGATGCGGACGACGGCCTCGGTGCCCTCGTACTTGTTCTCCCGGATCACCTTGCGGGCCAGCGTCCTCGCCTTGTCGGTGCGCTTCGAGTCGCGGACGATCGCGTCGTGGGTGCGGAACTTGGGGGTCACTGTGGTTCTCCTCGCGTGGTTGGCTCATCAGGGGTCGGAGATCCACTCCGCCCGACCTCCCTTCGGGAGGTTTCGCCTTGGGTCAGTAGCCGAATTCGAAGGTCTTGCCGAGCAGTTCAGGCACCGAGGACTCGACGATCTCGACCTCGTACACCGCGTCCCCCTCCCTGCCTGCGCCCGTCTCGGGGAAGATGTGCTCGTACTCCCAGTCGGTCTGCTCGCTGAGGTCGTCGGGGTAGGGCAGGGGCACGGTGATGACCGACTCGGTCTCGATCTCCGCCCCGTCTGCGTAGGCGTTGTCGATGCGCAGCTTGATCACGGCGGTGTTCACAGGCCGATCACCTCGATCAGCTCCTCGACCGTGGGGGTGGGCTGCAACGTCCAGGGGAGGGCGGTGAGCAGGCCCTCTACCTGCTCCGCCAGCTCGACCAGGGTGAGCCACTCCGGGGTGCCGGGGTCCTGCTCCTCACGCCATGCCCGGACCTCGCGGACCATGGCCTGGAGCTGGGTGGTGCGCTTGCGGATGTCGGCGCTCATGCTGCGAACTCCTCGACGTACGCGGTGAGCTCGTCCTCGTTGAGCACCCGACCCTCCTCGTCGTCGTCGCCGTCGAAGTGCCAGTGGTCGTCGCCGCAGTCGTCGCCGGACGCGTGGCCCTCCAGCCAGGTCACGGCCTCATCGCGGTGCCCGGCCAGGACCAGGACTCGGGCGATCGTGTCCGCCTCGGTGCAGGTGAAGCCCGACCCGGTGTCGCCTGCGGTGTAGCCGTCCCCGAACACGCTCGCCAGCCCAGTAAGGGCGTCGCTCAGTACGTCGTGCTGGACCACCAGGGTCGGAGCCTGCTGGGTCTTGCGCTTGCGCCAGAAATTCATCGGTCACACCTTCACACTCATGGCTGCCATCATCAGGAGGCGGGAGCCACCCCACCCCGACCGTCTCTCGACGGTTTCGGCTTGCGTCACTTGCACACTCATGCCGCAGTAGCGAACATGGTTCCCCTCGTAGACGTCCCGACCAGCCTGTCTCTCCACACCACCCAGGTCACCGCCTGGACGACCGAGGGGAGTTCACCCAGGCGCTGGGCAGCCTCCCGGTAGCAGTGTGCGATCAGGGCGTACCGACCCTTGGCACCCAGGCCCCGGTCACGGGCGCCGTACTCCTCCCCCACCGCAATGTCGTGGGCGTGCCTGTCGATGCAGACAGCGTCCGCGTCGGTCGGGTCGAAGATGCAGCGGTAGAAGTGACCAGTCTTGCGGTCCATGGGCAGCACCTCGGCCGGGTCGGCACCCGCCAGGATCTTCGACGCCTTGGCCAGCGCGTCCCCCAGGTGCCTGGCCGGGGTGCCCGTCTCGTACGCCTCCGTGGCGAGCTCGACGTTCAGCCACCATGCCGTCTGCGGAGACAGCGCGGCCAGGAGGCCGGCGCCGATCCGGGCATCACCCTCCGCCATCTGTGCAGCCAGACGGTGTGCACTCGGGTACCAGTCCCGACCCTGATCCTCCTGCTCGGAGGATGCGGCCAGCCACGTGGTGATGATGTTCCGCACGTACTGCTCGCGGGTCTTGTCGTCGGCCTTGATCGGGATCATGTCTCTCGTCTCTCGGTACGGCTGCTCTTCAGGACGAGGCCGCCACGCCTCGCCGACGCCCGACCGGTCTCGCCTCCCGGATGGGCGTTTCGCAATGAGGTTCACACCGCCCCGACCTGGGGGATTCGGAGCTGGTGTGAGGGTTGTGCAGTCACTGCCCTGGGACTCACCTCCTGAAGAAGGCGACCTCCCAGTTGCTCCCGTCACGGAACCCGCGACGGTCCTCTGTGAGCTGGTTGTGCGAGGTGACCTGCATGTTTGGCCTTTCAGCCTTGAACTGGATGGACACGTGGGGGGTGGCTCATCAGTGGCCGGTAACCAACCGGCCAGACGCCCTCACGGCGTTTCGCCTTTCCCCTTGCCCCATCACAGTTCTGCGCAGGTTACACACTTACAGCGCCATGAACACCACGTCGGGTTCACCCGGCGTCCAGTTCGCGGCCCGCTCCGTCTCGACGAACCCGAACTGCTTGTAGTACTCGGGCAGGAACCCGTCGAAGCAGTCGAGCTTGCTCGCGCCCTTGCGGTTCACCGCGTTCCACACCAGCTCCGTACCGCGACCCTTGACCGTCGAGAACAGACCGATCAGCGTGCCGTCACCGGCCACCCCGAACCCGGACTGGAAGTCGTTGGTCAGGTAGTACCTCGCACCGCGAGGCATCTCCCGCGGCTCGGAGGTGGCCTCCGCGATCCTCTCGCTACCGCTTCGCGCCCAGTCCAGGGCAGCGGTGTACTCGGACCAGGAGGCCGGGTATACGTACGTCGTCACTGCGACTCCTTGCGTTGAGCAGGCTGGCTCATCAGCGGTCGGCAACCCAAGCCGGCCGGACCCCCGACAGGGGGTTTCGCCTTGACTACCTGGCAGTTACTCGCTCCAGGACTTCGGGCTCATGCACGGCGTGCCAGCCCTCCCAGCAGCCCGCGGAGCAGAAGTCCTCGACGGCCCGGATCGGTGCACCGCAGCCGTTCTCGCACCTTCTCTGTTCGTCGGTGCTCATCGGGCCAGCACCTCCGCCTTGTGCGCCTCGAACGCCTTGACCTCGGCGTCATGCACCCGCTCGCCGAACTCCAGCGACAGGGCCCGGAGGTTGTTCTGCCGGAGACCTGCGTTCACGCGGGCCCTGTAGCGGCTGAGCTGGATCGAGTGGGTCGTCTTGTCGAGGGAAACCATGGGGACTCCTTGGGATCGAGCAGGCTGGCTCATCAGCGACCAGGAACCACCTGGCCGGACCTCCCCTTGGGGGCGGGGAGGTTTCGCCTTCCGCTTGTCACACTTACACAAGTGGCAGAACGGTGACCCTGGTGGCTTCGTACGTCAGGGTCTCGATGGACTGGTGGGCCCGGTAGGGCTCCCATGCCGCATCGGCGAGCAGGTACTTGTCCTGGCACCCGAGGACTCCCAGCCACTCTTCGGCGTGGCCACCCTCGAAGGGCCAGACATCCGAGACCGGGTCGCCCAGGCCGGAGCCGTCGAAGGCGCTGATCAGGTAGCCGTACTCCTTGCGCCAGCTCTTGCGGCCGAGCTCGACCAGGTACTGCGGGTACCCGAAGTTCTTGGCGCAGTAGGCGCAGAGGTAAGCGGTGCGTCCACCGGCGGTGGCGTAGCTGTGGGTGGCGATCTCGCCGTCGGAGCAGAAGTGCATCGGGCTCTCCTTCGTGTTGCTACACTTGCACACCTGGTGTGTGCTGTCAACCCCACCCCCGTTGGGTGAGGCGACGTGGCACCCCCCTTGGCTTTTGCGGCACGGGCCCCGCTCCCGTGAAGGCGAGCGGTCCCGAGGGGGGTTTTGCGGGAGCCCGTAGTGGCACTCCCCCGGTCCCTTGCGGGACCGGTACTGCCTGCCCTCCCCGCTTGCTTCCTTCCGTACTGTCGTCCCGCGCCGTTCGGCGCGTTCCGTTTCCGGACTGTCCGGGGAGGACAGTTGGGCCCTGGGTCACGTCCGTTCACCTCCGACACCCTGGATCGTGTGGCATCCCACTCACCAGGACAGCGCCTCAGAGGCTTACTCGCGCTCGCTGTACCCTGACGTTCGCCGGAGGAGCGGGTTCCCTACTCACACTCGGACTGCGCCGGATACCCGACCCTCGTGCT